TGATGCGTTGCACAAGCGTAAGGACTATGATCCTAATGTCTTGCGTGATTATGCAACTCATGTAAGGTGGAAGGCATCAAAGATTATATCTGACCGTTATGGCGAGGCTAAGAGTAGGGCTGGTGTAGAGGTTAGTGACGTTACGGTTCGCATTGTTTGGGAGACGGCGGATGGGGTCAGTTGAGGACAGTGTTCTTTCCCTTAAAAGCCGTATAGCGTTGTTCAAGTTAGAACATTCATGGGTGTGGGATGCAGATAAAGATACCGTACAAGCCAAGGACGTTACAGGCAGAGATGCACCAGAACGTGAAGCGTTGGAACGTGCTGGTGATGCACAGACGTTTCGGCAAGACGGTATGGGCTGTTAACCATCTTATTAAGCACGCTCTTACTTGTGAACTTCCTAGACCAAGGGTTGCGTTTGTAGCCCCTACCTTTACTCAGGCCAAGCGAATTGCTTGGGATTACGTTAAATACTATGCCGGTGTTATTCCAGGGGTTACGTTCAACGAGACAGAGTTGAGGGTGGACTTCCCTAACGGCTCACGTTTAATGCTTTTGTCTGCTGAAAATCCAGATAGCTTGCGTGGTATCTACCTTGATCTATGCGTGTTCGATGAATTTGGTATGCAGAACCCAAGGGTGTGGGGGGAAGTTGTTAGACCGGCCTTGTCTGATAGAGAGGGGTCGGCTGTATTTCTAGGCACGCCAGCCGGACATAATCATTTTTTTGATCTACTGCAAACCGCTAAAGAGCAAACGGAAGAAGGCTCTGATCAATGGTATTGGAAGATCGCCAAGGCCAGTGAGACAGGCCTAGTTAAAGACGCTGAGTTAGAAGCTGCTCAAGCGCAGATGACCCCAGAGCAATATGAACAGGAATATGAATGTTCCTTCACTGCGGCTATCATAGGGGCTTACTATGGAAAACTGCTGGCTGACGCTGATGATGATGGAAGGATTGCAAGGGTTCCATATGATCCCGCTTATCCTGTGCATACCGCTTGGGATTTGGGTATAAACGATTCAACAGCCATCTGGTTTGCCCAGATATTTAGAAGTGGAGCAATCAATGTTATTGACTACTATGAAAGCAGCGGTGTCGGGCTTGACCACTATGCTGAAGTCTTGCGTCAAAAAGATTATCATTGGGGTGATCACCTTGCTCCTCACGATATTGAAGTTCGTGAACTTGGCAGTGGCAAAAGCCGACTTGAAACTGCGTTCAGTCTTGGCATCCGTTTCAGAGTAATACCAAAGATGAAGGTGGCTGATGGCATCAACGCAGCCAGAATGATGATACCTAAATGCCACTTTGATAAAGACAAATGCGGGCAAGGTATTGAAATGCTTAGACAATATAGGCAAGAGTGGGATGAGAAAAGGAAATCTTTTAGAGATCATCCACGGCATGATTACACTTCTCATGCTGCGGATGCGTTTAGGTATCTGGCTGTTGGGATGGAGAATAGGCAAGCTATGGTTCGTCCACCGCAACAAATCGCGGTTAATGAGTACAATCCGTTTTCGCTATGACACCTACAAGAGAAGACATAGATGATATATCTTATCTAATCAGGCGTAGCCATTACCATGAATGGTACGGCGTTAAAGAGGTTAATGATTATATTAGAACTCCGTTGCTGCTTAACCAGTACATAATACTAAGAGACGAGGGGCGTGTTCCATTGGTGTTTGCTACTTGGGGGTTCCCAAGCCACGATCAGGTGTCTGAGTATGTGCAAGAGTTAACTTTTCCACCAGAAGGGTATGCTGGTGGCGGGGATATACCTTGGTTGATTGACTTTATTGCTGAAGGCGGAAAGCGGAATATAGCTCTGGGTTTTCGTAAGATGAAAAGTGTGTTATCAAATAGAGGGTATAATCAGGCGTTCTGGTTGCGTACTGAAGCGCAAAAGCTTGGATTTCATCAGTGGGGTGATCAAAATGGGTAGTAAAATAAAGAAAGCTGTTAAAAAATTTACAAAGTTTGTAGACAAGAAAGTTGTCGAGCCTTTGGAGAGGCCGGTAAAGTCTGCTGTCAAAGCAGTTGTAGTGAAGCCTGTTACGGCTGTTTCTAAAGTTGCTGAAGAAGCTTTTGAGGAAGTCATTGAAAAGCCAGTAAAAAAAGTTGCTGCTGAAACTTTTGATGTTGTGATGAACACGGATAAAGAAGAACGCCGCGCTATGTTAGGTGACACACCGCCAGCCCCAGAGCCAGAAGTTACCCCAGAAGTAACACCAGAAACCGTGCCTGATGAACCAACCATTGTTGGCAGGGGCAGACGGCGTTCTAAGCGGTCAGGGCAAGCTGGAACAATTATGGAAGAATATGGCGCACTGACAGCTAAGGCAAAAGCCAAAGCAGTAGAGAGGGCATAGTCATGTCGTTTTTAAAACCAAAGGTTTACACCCCACCACCGCCGCCAGCCCCAGAACCAATTGCAGAGCCAGATTACAAACGCGCTGCTGCGCTTTCTGAAGAAGCCATAGCATCAGAACGCCGTGGGCGTAAGGGCAGAGGCTCTACTATTGTTGCTGGTGTTATGGGTCAACAAGTATCGCCAACAGGCGGCACAGGCACTAAACCAACTTTATTGGGGTAGATCATGCAAGATGCAAAAGCCATCATATCGCGCTTTGAGAAGCTAGAAGGCGCGAGAGCAAATTGGGATACGCATTATCAGGAATTGGCAGATTATATGCTGCCGCGCAAAGCTGATATTGTTCGCAAGCGTAGTCGTGGCGAAAAGCGTATGGAGTTGATTTTTGATGGCACTGCATTGCAAGCTGTCGATCTACTAGCTTCATCTTTACATGGTATGCTTACAAGCGGTGCTACGCCTTGGTTCCATCTGACACTGAAGGATGATGATCTGGGGCGTGATGAGGAAGTGCAAGCTTGGCTTGAAGATAGCAGCCAACGCATGATGCGTGCTATTACCACATCAAACTTTGAAACTGAAATCCATGAGATGTATGTGGATTTGGTTGTGTTTGGCACTGGCTGTATGTTTGCGGAGATGGACAAAGAAAATCTGCGCTTTAGCACGCGGCATATCTCAGAGTTTTATGTAGCTGAAGATCAGTATGGGATTGTCGATACTGTATTTAGAAAATACAAATTGCCAGCGCGTCAAGCGGTGCAGCGGTTTGGTATTGAAAATGTAGGCACTTACATTCAAAGAGTGCATGAGAAGAAACCTGATGAGGAAGTGACTTTACTTCATGCAGTTCTGCCACGCGCAGAACGCGATACTACAAAACGCGATAACAAGAATATGCCATTTGCTTCTATGTATATTTGCATGGAAACAAAGATGATCCTTATGGAAAGTGGCTTTCAAGAATTTCCGTATGTAGTTCCACGCTTCCTCAAGGCAACTGGGGAAGTGATGGGTCGGTCGCCAGCTATGGTGGCGTTGCCTGACGTTAAGATGCTTAATCTTATGTCCAAGACCATCATACAAGCTGCGCAGAAACTAATAGACCCTCCCTTATTAGTTCCTGATGACGGATTTCTTCTCCCTGTCCGTACCCAGCCTGGTGGCCTCAACTTCTTTAGAAGCGGAACAAGGGATACAATTACGCCACTAAACACAGGCGCAAACATTCCTATTGGCTTAAACATGGAAGAACAGCGCAGACAGGCTATTCGTTCTGCTTTCTTCGTAGATCAACTGCTGACAGGCGGTGCGCCTAATATGACAGCTACAGAGGTAGTGCAGCGTCAAGAGGAGCGTATGCGCGTTATTGGGCCAGTATTAGGGCGTTTGATGAATGAGATGTTGCGTCCATTGATTGACCGCACATTTGCCTTGATGTTGCGTGCAGATATGCTTGCTCCGCCACCAGAGATTTTGCAGGGGCTTGATGTTGATATTGAGTATGTATCACCACTGGCACGCGCACAAAAATCTAGCAGCTTGAATAGCACAATGAAGGCTTTGGAAATCTTGCTGCCATTGGCTCAAGCATTGCCTGTAGCGGATCATATCAACCCAGATGGACTTGTTAATCACATTATGGAAAGCCTTGGTGTTCCAAAGAAAGTTGTGAAGTCTCAGTCTGAAGTTGATACAGCGAGACAAGAACAAGCAGCGCAACAGCAAGCAATGATGGAGCGTCAAGAGGCAAGTCAAGATGTTCAAGATGTTGCCCAAATTGCACAGGCATCACGGATGGTATCTAAATGAGTGAGCAGATCACACAATTACGGACTATGTATACAGACGTATTTACAAGCACTGCTGGACAAAAAGTGCTTAGTGATCTTGAGGCACGTTGTAATTGGCGTGCTTCAAGCTATGTGGCTGGCGATGCCAATGCCACAGCATTTGAGGAAGGGAAGCGTGCAGTTATACTGCACATCTACAACATGATGAATGAGGAGAAGTAAATGTCAGAACAGGTTGCCGAACAGGTAGCCCAGCCAGAAGCGGCTCCATCTATGCTGGAAACCCCAGCGGAAGTTGCACAAGGCGGGTCTGGTAACGGTTTCATGGAAATGATACCAGAAGAATTAAGGGAGCATCCAAGCCTTGCACCTATTAAGGATGTAGGCAATTTAGCGCGTTCCTATGTGAACGCTCAAAGATTGATTGGTTCAGACAAAATTCCGTTGCCAGCTAATCCTACGGATGAGGATTTAGACAACATTTATTCACGGCTTGGCAGACCAGAAGATGCGTCAGGCTATGAAATTGCCACTGATGGAACCATCATTACAGAGGAAGTTGCCTCTGCTTATGCTGATGTGGCTCACAAACTGCGCCTTACGCCAGAGCAAGCCAATGGTATTCTTGAGTATTACAAGGGTACTATAGGGCAAACTGAAGAAGAAATGCAGCAAATTGCAGCGCAACAAGCTGAAGAAACGGCTGCTGAGTTACGGCGGGAATGGGGCAGGGCGTTTGAAGACAAGGTTGCCCTAGCTAAAGATGTAGTTGATCAGTTTGCTGGAAGTGAAATTCTGCAAATGCGTCTTGAAGATGGCACAATGATTGGCAACCATCCAGCCTTCATCAAAGCTTTCGCTGCAATTGGTGACTTCAAGTCTACTGTCACCAGTGAAGACACAATTAGCGATGGTGCAGTTAATCGCCAGTTTACACCAGCACAAGCGCAAGCTGAAGTTGATGCGATTATGAATGATAAAACCCATCCTTATTGGGATAGAAAAAATCCTGTGGCGCGTGATCGTGCGGTACAGCGGATGCAAGATTTAATGGCGATGATACATGACTGATACTGAAAGTACATTATCCCCATTGGAAATCAGGCTTGAATGCCTTAGAATGGCAGTTGAGTTTGGCACTCAACGTGATGTTTTAAATCCAGTAGAACTGGCTGATAAATATTACGATTGGGTGATGAAAGAGGGTAGCGGAGAAATTCGTCCTCAAGACCATCGGAAAGACGATAGCCATAGGTCGGCTCAAAAGACTAGGAGTGTCCGAACTGTCGGGTAGCACGCTGCAAAGTTCAAATGTAACCTGTAGACAAAAAGGAGTGACGATATGTCAACTCAAGTAACTACAGCATTTGTGCAACAGTATTCTGCTAACGTGCAGATGCTTTCACAGCAGATGGGTTCTCGTCTGCGTGATGCAGTGCGTGTTGAGAATGTTGTCGGCAAAAATGCTTTCTTTGACCAAGTGGGTGCAGCTACAGCGCAATTGCGTACTACACGCCACGCCGATACCCCGCAAATCGATACACCTCACGCTCGTCGTCGGGTATCTCTCGCGGATTATGAGTACGCTGATCTTATCGACGATCAAGATAAGGTTCGTATGCTGATTGACCCTACCAGTGCTTATGCAATGGCAGCGGCAGCAGCTATGGGGCGTGCAATGGACGATGTTATCATCTCCGCTGCAACAGGCACAGCTTACACAGGCGAGACAGGCTCAACAGCAACAGCGTTGCCAGCCGGTCAGCAAATCGCTGCTGGTGGTGCTGACATGACTGTAGCAAAGCTGCGTGAAGCTAAGAAAATCCTTGATCTTTCTGACGTTGACCCATCAATCCCGCGCTACATTGCGGTAGGGCCAAACCAGATTGAATCACTGCTTGGTGACACAAATGTAACCTCAAGCGACTTCAATACTGTGAAGGCACTTGTTCAAGGTGAAGTAAACCAGTTCATGGGCTTCAACTTCATCATGACAAATCGTCTTGCAATCTCAGGCAGCACTCGTTCATGCTTTGCATGGGCAGAGGATGGCATTGCGATTGGCGTTGGCAAAGATGTTAATGCAAGAATTGATGAGCGTGCTGACAAAGGCTACGCAACTCAAGTCTACTACTGCATGAGCATCGGTGCTACACGCATGGAAGAAAACAAAGTCGTTCAAATCGATTGTGATGAATAGGAGATTGAAGAATGGCTACTGTATATTCCGTACAAAAGACTAACTGGAACCAAACAGTTCCGGCAGTCAACAACAAGACAAACGAAATGGGTGGTCGTGTTCGTATCGCTCATGGCGTTTATGAGGCATCTGCCCTCGCATCAGGTGACGTTATTGAGATGTTCAACATCCCAAATGGCGCACGCTTGATCGAAGGTTCGCTGGCTCATGATGCTCTTGGTGCTTCAACAACTTTGTCTGTAGGCTATGCAGCCCACACTGACAGCAGCGGTTCAGCCGTTGCTGCTTCAGCGGCAGCATACAAAGCAGCAGCAGCTTCAACCTCAGCGCAAAAGGTAGACATCCTTGCTACTCTTGCTCTGGGTTCTGGCACTGTTGTAGACGCAGATAAAGATGGCTTGCCGATCTCCGTCACAATGGGCGGTGCTGCTGGTACAGGCACTATTGAAGTCACAATCAAGTGGGTTCTTGACTGATTTGGTTGGGGCGGCTTTTGTCGCCCCTTCCTTCCTATTAGGAGTGGGCCATGCCATCTGTTGTTGATATTTGTAACGAAGCTATGGATTTGCTAGGTGCGGCAACCATTACCTCATTAACCGAAAATTCAAAAGAAGCGCGACTTTGCAACCGCAAGTTTGATGCAGTGCGAGATGCAGTGTTACGCGCACACCCTTGGAATGTAGCTATATCTAGGGCAGCATTAGCTGAAAAGAGTATAGCCCCTGCGTTTGGGTTTACTTACCAATTTCCTTTGCCTACCGATACTTACTGTTTGCGTGTTCTGTCTTTCTGGAACTCAAACGTAAATAATGAACTTGCTGCGTATGACAGCAACATTATGTTTAAAATTGAAGGTCGAAGCATCCT